AGCTCCCGACGCAAACGTAATTCCGGTGTCTGCATGAACGATGCTCTGCCCCGCATAGACCTGCATCCGAGGAGCCGTTTCGAGGTAGGACCGAAGCCCCTTCAAATCCCACACCGAGGACAGGTTCGTGCGCACGACATAGTCGTAGGCCTTCCGCGGAAGGAAATACTCCAACGCCTCAATGGTCTTTCGGTAGATGGTCTCGTAGTGATCAAATCCGCGAAGGATGAGCGTATCGTCTGTTCGGGTTGGGATAAACACCAACGGGCGATAGGTAATGAAATAGCAGTCAATGTCGGGGTGGGACTTCATGTAGGTCTTCCAGACCTCACGATGCCGAGCATAGACGGGAGAGGTATCGCTGGAAATCACCAGCATTAGAATCTTCATTTAGTCTTTTAGTTAGAATACGCGAGGCCACCCATGCCGCTCATGATGCGGAGGATGTTGTAGTTGACGGCGTAGAGGCGGAAGTTGTACGGGTAGGCCTTGCTGGGGTAGTTGCCGATGTCCTGAGGATCCCCGGCATCGAGCTTGGGGCGGAAGCTGTCAAACACGAGGGTTGCATTGTCAATGCGGCTGAAGTTGCAGGTACCCGACGGCTGGTGCTCCTCGGGGGCGATCGCGAAGGAGTAGACGTTGATCGGGTTCGGGGCTGCGCGGGCGGAGACAGCGGACACCGTGCCGGTCGCGCGAGCATATCCGCCACCGGTGTGGTGCTGGTAGGGCTGAACCTTCCAGAAATAGTCGCCATAGCGCTCCTCGAAGCGATCCTGTCCGTTGATCTGGAGACGGCACCGGTTGATCACGTCATTGTAGCTGAACGGCTGGGTGTACGGCTGCTCGGTGTAGTTGGCCTCCGAGTTGGTGATGTCTTCGGGGATCGAGCAGTCCGTCTTGCGCGCATCCTGGAAGATCCAGATGAGCTCCTTGACGGGGTGGTTGAGGGTGAGATCAATGCGGTCGGAGGCCGAGGTGATCTGCTGCTGGCCCTCGTACTGGAGCTGCTCAATGAGGTACTCGTGAGACTCCTGTGCAAACCGGCGACGCTCCTCCACATCGAGGTAGATGTAGTCGATGTAGAGCGCCATATCCTTGGGGGCAGGGAGTGCGGCCGCAGCAGCAGCGAGGGACGCCCCCCTCGAGAGAGATCCAATGGGGGTGATGGTCCCCGGCTCGTTGTAGGCCGCCAGATTGATCGCATCATTGAGGGTGATGTTGAAGCGAACCTCGTGGTACTGGAGTGCGATCAGCGGGAGCGCAAGTCCGGGGTTGCGGTTGAACCAGAACTGGAAAGGAACATAGATCACCCTGGGGCGGCCCTGACAGTCAATGGCGGTGGACCCGCCGCCGGAATACTGACCTCCCACCATGTTGTCCAGCTTCATCGCGGTATCGAAGTCGGCCGTCAGCGTCTCCCAGAGGTAGAGCCACTCGCCGTACTGGCGATCGATGATCTGCCCACCGATCTCCACCTCGACCTGCTGAACCATGAGGTAGCCAAGGCGACGCTGGTCGCCACCCGTAAAATAGAAGTTGGACGTTGGCGTCGTCGGGAGGGTGACCTCGAGATAGGTCTTCCAGATCAGATCCGCGTTGCGATTGACAACTGCGACAACACGCTGCCCCCAGGCGGGCGCGCCGGTGAAGTTCACGCGGAAGGCCTCCATGGCGAAGTTGGTGTGGCGCTTGTAGAGAATCTTCCAAAACGTGATATGCGGATTGCCACTGAGGTAGGCGTCCTGAGCACCATAGGCAACAAGCTGAAGGAGACCACCGCCCATTTGTTTATACCTTCCGGAGGAAAACTTCTCCCTCACTCCGCGAGCGGAAAAGAAAAGGCTGCGGGTCAAGATAAGAATGGACGCCCTCAAAAACCGCCGTGCGAAGGGGACGGGAGGCGCTGCAGTGGCAGTGGACCCCAATCACCCGCTGGGTCGTCTTCTCAACGACTTGCAGACCCACCCCGAGGATGTGGGAGTGATGGAAAATGTCATTGATGATCTCATCGACTACCAACCCCCGCTTGCTGCTGCGGACATTGAGGAACTGGAGAGTTCTCTCAAGGAGCTTCGCGAGCCCCTGGATCGGGGCCGGCCTGGGGTTGCCGCGAATACCTACCGGTTCCTGGTTTCATTCGTCACGGAGCTGCTTGCGAGACGCGGGGGGCCTCGTGCCGATCCCTGGGCCGGGTTTGACTTTGATGGGGGGCGTCGCAAGTCGCAGGCAAAACGATTTGGCTCCTGCGTCAAGGCGGTCCGGAAGACCGTCAAGGCGCGCAAGGGCTCCTCCAAGGAGTCCGCGGCCATCGCAATTTGCACCACCACACTTCTCCACCCCCGGGGGCGGACGATCAAGCGGTATCGGAAGGGACGTCTCCTGACCCAGCGGCGCCGCTGAGGGCAAGGCGACAGGCCATCTGCTCGGCCTTCTTTCGCGTGGTTCCACTTCCATAGGCGAGATGCGTCCCAGAGGCATCACAGACTGCCACTCGGATTTCACCCTTCTTGGTATCGTTGGAGAGCATTACATAGGTTGGCGTGCAGCCCAAGACCTTCTGACAGTGCTTCTGGAAGAGGTCTTTGTAATTGGTCGCCGCCGTGACCACTTCTTCAATTTCCAGATGCGCTTCTAGCACGGCCACGACGAAGGTGTAGACGATTGTGAAGCGATGCCCGCAGTCGGTCCACAGCGCCCCGAGGAAGGCTTCAAAGATATCGCCGAGCTTCTTCGTATTGTTTCGCCCATCAATCGCAGTGGATTCTTCATTGTGCCGACTGATGACGTAGAACTTGTTCAGTCCAATCTCCTTGGAGAGGACGCCAATGCGTTCGTTGTTCACGAGCTCCTTGCGCGCATCCGTCAAGAAGCCCTGTTTCCGCTCCGGATACTTCCGGCGCAGATACGTGGCCACACAGACCCCCAGAACGGAGTCTCCTTCAAACTCCAGACACTCATAGGACTCATCTTGGAGGGGAAGACTCCCTGAAGGACACGGCGCGAGCTGCGCAGGACGTCCATCGGGGGTGGTATAGTCTGTGCGGCGCACATACGTCGTGTGGACCATCGCGGTCTGGAACAGACGAGGAGTCTGCACACGATAATGCGGCAGTCCATAGCGATGCAGAATCCGGTGAATGTCGGCCTCGGTGAACCAGCGGTTGTTGGGATTGTAGGGACAATAGGTATCCATTGCCTGTCCTGTGTTTGCCGCGCGTAGGTCGGTTTTCACGTAAAAAAAAGTGTTTCAGTATACCATAGTCTCGGATTGATGGTGAAGCCCATGATGCTGTTGGCGAGTCGCGCTGTAGAGGTGAACCGTTCAGTGGTTGTCCACTTGACACGTCTTCAATACGGATTTTTGCCTGAGCGGAGTCTCGCTCAGACACAGGAGATCTTAGACCAACTCCAAGATCTTGTGAGACAAATGAATCAGTCTCTTCACTCTCCTTCCAAGTTTCCTCCTCCTGCCGTTCCTCTTAAGTAGTCGCCTCGTCCTCGCTGAAGGGCTTCAGATCAAACGAGTAGTCCGTCGTCACGAGCTTCCGCTCATGGCGCAGGATGATCTCCCGCATGACATCCTCCCCGTGCTCGGGCAGGATTTCACGCAGATACTCCTCCAGCTGCTTCTTGGACAGCGTCCACCCCTTCTTCCACTCGCCGGGCTTCTTGACGAGGAAGACGAACTTGGACTGATTGAGGGCAATCTTCTGCGGAAGGTCCTCGCTCTTCCGTTCATTGTAGACCGCCGCAAGGTCCAGCTCCACCGACTGACGCTCCTCGCGGAGGTCCCGCGCCTTCGTATTCAGGTCGGTGAGGCGCTTGGTAATGTCAACATAGCGGCGCAGAGGGGATGCAAGAGACTCCATTGTACTGGGCTCAGCCTGAAATGGAAAGTATCCGTTTTTGAATAAGAACATGTCGTGGCTTGACGAGGACCAAGTCAAGCGACTCAAAGACGTCTACGAGAAAGAGCATCCTCGGGAGCCCGCGATTGGCGGGACAACCACGGAAGCCGTGTGGGCCGAGCTTCAGGCCCGTCTGCAGGCCAAGTGCAAG